GCAGTGCCCCCGCACTGCATATTATTGTTTATCACCATACATAGATCGTTTTATATATCTCTGACGCTTATTCGTCGGATCCATTCAGTTATTCTGTCGGATCCTTTCATATCACAATCATGAGTATTGTGGTATAGGATGGAATTCAGAACCTAGGATGGAATTCGAATTAGCCATTTTACATTTGAACGATTATTATTTTCTTACGCCTGTACACGCATGAAACTGTACAATCAACTCCATTGCGAAGCGAAAGCTTCTAATTACTTGATCAACTCTTTTATCGATCACTTATACCTAGCACATAATGTGCTATTACAGGTTACCAACACCTGTCAACTTTTGCCCCGGACTGTGAACATCAAATCCGTAACAAGGCACGTAAGTCACTACCGTATTACCGCGTCAACCCTTTTATCGACGCGGCCCCGGGTTTCCAATACCCACCCAACTTTATCATAATTTGTAGTCCCCAGACTACAGTTATTTAATCACATTTACTCTTTTATCGATGTGATATTGGGTTTCCAACACCCACTTCTAGCCCCCGTGCTATAAAGCTTAAATTAAACTTTTGCCAAATATCCAAACTTTTTCCAACACCTTTAAACTTAAATCCAAATCGAACATTTCAGAATGAATTTCAATGATATAACACTCGAACTCTATAGGGAGATGTTGGGGAATTGCACTTATAGTGCAACGCCCCTTCGCTGGTCTCACCTCAAGGGTACGGCACCTCCACCGTACTTCGAAAGTTGTCCTCTAAATGAATAAATTGTTTGTTTTGTATTATTATGTAGACTACGTCGGCAAGCTAACGTAAGTCCGTAATCCTCTTTTCTACCTCTAAGAATACAAACACACGAAATTGAAGTATTGAGTCAACGGGTGCAACTGTTTGTTTGGTCACGCCAGTTGCACTGAGTAAAGTTATTTATCATCGTTATGATATGAACTGTTTTGATATTATAAATACTAAACACTTAAACACCTATACCATCCCATTAAATTGCAATCATGAACTTTATGACAACCATGAAATCTAGATGCACTAGCATGAGTGACCTTGAAAGAAAATTGAATATTATGAATAAGAATTTAAACGCTGCGAGTTCATCTCGCTTATCCCGTCATGAGCCTTTTTTTGAAAAGGGTATTCATGAATATTGTCTAGGGTGCGAAGACACCATATCACTATGTCCCCACCACTCCACGATTGTGATTTATCGCAAAATGTGCAAGAATTGTGAGTTTGTCCCACAATCTTTACAGTTCCCCCCTGAGGAGACATTACACCACATAAAATTGGAACTGAATGAATGGTTATGGAGTGGTGCACAACATGGAAAATCCTTCCTCGGCACATATATGACTGTACCACGTGAATTTGAAAAGCAACTGAATCTCATTGAAGATGTTGCTATTCTTATGTACATGTTGACCCATAGCAAATGCATGGCGGATCGACTCGTGGCTATTGTCAACTTCTGTAAATTGAGGGGAAATCGCATACACATGGTAAGTCCGTTGCTACAACTGTTTGAAAGTTGTTTCGTACCGTCAGACATTCCAATTTCAGATGAAGAAATAATGGATCGATTGAATTTCGTTCCTCAATCTGATGAGGATGATTCCCCCTTTGATACCCTGCGTAGTGTGCTGAATTGCTATCCTAAAATGAAGGAGTTGGCGATATACAAGAAACTCCACAAATTCTGGATGTATCTCTTATGCACTGGCATGTTAAAAGGTACCAACATAGACTTCCACAGCATGGGTTTTGACGCATTTGAGGAAGCGGCGTTGAAAAGGACACATAAACCTGGTTTCGATATGTTGCATGCTATGCTAGATGCGGTGCTATTCATTTGTGAGGCAGGTCATTCATACTTTACCACTGGATCTTTAGATAAATTTATCCACAGTGGGTCTTCCTATGAAAAATGGGTACAGCAGGTGCAGAAACTTAAGTTGCAGAGCAGATTCTTGTCTAATCCGGAGCCACATGGTTTTAACCGATTCGAATTCGTGAGCAATCTAAAAGATGCTATCGAGAAGGGAAAGGCAATTATAAAATTCGCTGTCGGGATGGACAAAGGGGAGAAACTAGTCCTGCAAAAATTTCTATTTGAATTGCAGCTTATTGAGGCTGAAGAGACAACAAAGCGCTCCGCTCAATCTCCACGTAAAGATCCGTTTGGAATATTGATCCATGGTTCCTCGCACATTGCCAAAAGCATGTTAACCAATATCATGTTCTACCACTTCGGGAAATATTTCGGCCTGCCAATCGATGATAACTATCGGTACACACGATGTCCCGCTGATGAATACTGGTCTGGTTTTGATTCCACGCAATGGTGTATTGTGCTTGATGATATCGCATTTTTATCACCCAATGGGGAAGTTGATCCCACCCTCATGGAGTTGCTGCAGATTAAGAATTCTGTACCATTTACACCACCTCAAGCAGCTTTGGAAGACAAAGGTAGGACGCCCGTTAAAAGCGAGCTCGTCATAGCCACTACCAATACGAAGGATCTGAACTTGCACGCCTATTTCGCTTGCCCCTTTGCCATCGCACGTCGGTTGAGCTATGTTGTGACACCTACCGTCAAACCAGAATTTGCAAAGTGCACGTTCATGGCAGATTCTAAAAAGATTCCACGAACCCCTGAAGGTGAATACATGAACATTTGGAATTTCGAAATATCTATTCCCGTGCCTGAGACTGAGATTGCAAAAGACAACATGCGCACTAAATATGAGGTTATTAAGCGATTCGATGATATCTATGATTATCTCGCGTGGTATATCTCTGTTGCTGAGGAACACAGGGAATCACAAGCTAAAGCTGCTACAGCCAATGCTACAATGAAGGCGGTTGAAGTGTGCAAGGGCTGCAAGCGAGTTTCGCGAGACTGCATGTGTGCGTCAGATGAGGAGGTGAATCTTGACACATGTACAGTTTGTGTGGCTGATCCTTGTGTGTGTACATTTGTTCCACAAGTTGATGTAGAGGATTTTAATAAGATTTTCCAGATGAAACTATGGCTAGTTAAGCAAATTGTTGATGGTCAGAGATTGCCCATTGATGATTGGTGGGATTGGTTGTTCTCGCAACACAAAATATTGGAATACTTGCGGGACTTCTTTTACGATTATACATGGCATTTTGTTGCATTGCTGATGATTCCTTGCTACTTAAATCCTATACCCACAATTGTTTCTCTCACAATGGCCTATTTCATGTACAATCTTGTTGCCAATTTTTGGTCGCTGGGTCAATTGTACGCTCAGTGGCACTACGGTGCGATGTGGAAGATTCGTTTGATTTGGCAGGTGTGTGGCAATGAGATGGATACCTACAAGTTCTTATATCGGGTTGCTGGTGAACGAACGGAACGCATCCGCAATAGACAGAACTATCTGTATGGAATGATCGCTTTGGTATCTGCGCCTATCTTTCTTGTGTTATGCCGTAAGGTTTGGGAGTACTGTATCCCCACAAAGAACGATAAACCCTCCGAGTTTGTACCTCAGGGAACAGTTGGTACTGTACCCGTGCCTGAAATTTGTGAGAAGAAGACTTTTTACTACCATGATCCCTATCGCGTGACAGAATGTGACATCTCTGGTGCTTCCAAGTGCGCTCAGGGTGATAACCTCACTCGACTGGTACGCCAATCAACTGCTAAATTCCATTTCCTGTTTGGTGGAAAAGGGACGTGGTCTAGTGCTGTGAATGTCCATGGCAGCATCTGGTTAATTAATGCACACGCTCTCAAGGCTGATACCGGTACAATTGATGTGGTGCTTGACCCTACAAGTCAAAATGTTTCTCGAAATATGATGAGCATTTCGTTTGGCCCAAAAGACTTTGTGCGTATACCAGATACTGATGTTGCACTCATCGAGTTGAGAGCCATAGCCCCTGGAAAGAGCCTTTTAAAGTATTTCCCTGTTGACCAACCATTGAAAGGCAGATTTAAGGGTAAGTACATACTGTGTACACGAACAGGGGAAAAATCAGAGCTGCAGATTAATAACATTCGTGACGGCTTATGCCCCTATTTTCAGGTGCCAGCCTATTGGGGAGTTGCTGATCGCGCCACAGATGCAGGTGATTGTGGTTCGATGTGTATAGCAGAGGTTGGTGGTGCTCAAGTATTGATGGGAACACATGTGTCCGCAAATCCAAATTCTACTGCGATAGTATTCCAACACGTGTCACAAAAGATGTTAGAGTGTGTTTTCAAGGGATTTAAACCGCAAGTGTTGGAAGGGAGTATACCTATCTCTGCACCTGGATACACGCGTAATCTTGTGGCGCTGCATGCGAAATCACCTGTACGATTCCTGACACAAGGTTCTGCTAAAGTGTATGGTAGTTTTTCTGGTTGGCGTGGAGAGTGCCGATCTAAGGTGAAGCCCACGCTAATGAAGGATTATGCAGTTAAACATGGATATGTGGCAGATTTTGGTAAGCCGTGTATGAATTGGAAACCATGGCATCTAGCTCTGAAAGATATGACAACACCTATCCACTCCTATCAAAATGAGAATATTAAGAAGTGTGAGGATGCATTCTTTAACGACATCGTAACCAAGCTGGGAGACAAAATATCTACGCTCCAAGTGTATACCACTGATGTTGCACTAAATGGAATGGATGGGATCACCTACGTTGACAAAATTAACAGCAAAACCAGTGCTGGAAACCCTTTTAAAACTACAAAGAAGAAATTTATTAAAGAACTAGAGGGGAAAATTGTCGAAGTTGATCCTATTATTGTGGATCGAGTGATGGAGATAGAGCGCTGCTATGATGCAGGGATTCGGTTCCACCCGCAGTTCTGCGGACATCTTAAAGATGAACCAACACCCACACGGAAAATTGAAGCTGGTAAAACGCGTGTGTTCACAGGTGGAGAGTTTGCTTGGAGTATTATTGTGCGGCGATATTTTTTGTCACATATACGATTAATCCAAAATAACCCCTTCATTTTTGAAGCCATGCCTGGAATTGTGGCCCAATCCACAGAGTGGAAAGACCTGTACAACCACTTGACCCACTTTGGGAATGATAGGATTGTAGCAGGGGACTACGCAAGTTTTGACAAGCGAATGGCTGCCCCTTTTATATTGGCAGCATTCAGTATCTTAGAGCGATTGGCTGAGAAAGCTGGTTGGCCGGAGAGTGACCTAATTTACCTCCGTTGCATAGCTTATGATACTGCATTTCCATGTATAGATTTTAATGGCGATTTGATAGAAATCCAAGGGAACCCATCGGGACACCCCCTAACAGTTATTATCAATTGTCTTGTGAACAGTTTGTACATGCGTTATGCATACTTGTTAACTTCCGGGAAGGAGTTGCACACCTTCCAAGAGTTTGTGCACTTGGCAACTTATGGTGATGACAACATCATGGGTGTAAGTCCAGCGTGTGGGAATTTTAATCACACACGTATCGCGGTTGCCATGAAATGCATCGGTGTTGAATACACGATGGCAGAGAAAGGTGCCGCAAGTGTCCCGTTCATAGATATTAAGGATGCTACTTTTTTGAAGCGTTCATTTATTTTTGACCGGGATATCGGGTGCATCGTAGCCCCTTTGGATAAATCATCATTTCACAAGATGATGACCGCGAGATTACCGAAGGATGATATGGCAGATGAAGCCCACGCAGTGTGCGTGATAGAAACAGCACAGCGTGAATACTTCTTCCATGGGAAAGAAGTTTTTGTGGAGAGGCAACTATTTTTTCGTCAACTTGTTACCGACCTCAGCCTTGGGTCCTGGGTGCAAGACAGCACGTTTCCGGACTATTATGAATTAATTTACGAATTCTGGATGCGTTATGATGACGTAGCGAGCGCCAAGAGGTTCTCGCAGGGCTATCAGCCCAAAAAAGAGACAACTTTAAATCTTTCCTTAGGTCTTATCAACCAACAGGAAATAACAATGATATCGAACAACTTATCAGGTATTGATTCCCGAGAAAGAATCAACAGTTGTCCATCTGTACAGGAACAGGTGGCGGTTGCAACCCCCGTGCGGTTGCCGTCTCAGTATTTTGACTTAACTGAAGACGAATATGAAAGTCACTTCGGCAACCTCGCCGACTGGGAGTCCCAGGCAGACGTGATGGTCGATGAAACTAAACATTCAATCGAAACAAATAAAGAAGGAATTATCTCATTCATGGAGCGTTCATCTACTGTGGATGTTGGTGTTGGGGCTGCGTCAGTGTTACACAGTCGTACCCAGGACACCGATATTCACAAATTTTTAGCGCGTCCCGTGAGAACACAAGCATTCACTTGGAATGAATCTGACACTGTTGGGGCTAAGATTAATTATGGTCCCTGGGGTGATTGGATACAAACACCGTCGGTTAAAAATAAACTGAACAACTATGCCTTTATGAAAGGTGACCTTAAACTCAAAATACAATTGAGTGCGTCACCATTCTATTATGGTATGTTATTAATGACGTATAAGCCACTGACGAACTTCAAGAGTGACACCATCTATTATGATACGAACAATGCGTGGTTGACCTCTGTTTCCCAACGCTCCCATCTGTTGATTGATCCGGATGTGACAGACACATATGAATTCACATTGCCGTTTATTTGGCCCTATAATGAAATCAATGTACAAAGTCTGTCGGATGTGAGCAGCTTAGGGAATTTGAGGTTTGATGTCATCACTCCATTGAGGAGTGCGAATGGTGTATCAGGTCAAGGTGTAACAGTATCACTATACGCTTGGATGGAGAACATTGAGCTATCTGGTGCTTCCGTTGGCTATGCAGCACAATCTGATGAGTATGGAGAAGGATGTGTGTCGAAACCAGCTTCGTGGGTCGCCAATATTGCAGGTCGCCTGGGGGATATTCCGGTGATAGGTCCTTTCGCTACTGCGACAAAAATAGGTGCGGGCGCGATAAGTGCCATCGCCTCGTTGTTTGGTTTCACCAATGTGCCCGTTATAAACGATGCCTTACCCTATCGTCCTTTGGCATTTCCCCAACTGGCTTCTGCAGAGATTGGTCATCCCGTTGAAAAGCTCACATTGGATCCCAAAAATGAAATGTCTGTGGATCCTCGAATTGTGGGTATGCCTACTGGTGTGGATGAGATGGCTATCACTTACGTGGCTATGCGGGATTCATACCTAACATCCCTCCAATGGAGTACTGCTGACAGCGTTGATACACTGAAGTTTTCATGCTTGGTCCATACCAATTTATGTCAGTCTGGCACTCTCACGGGGATGGGCACTTATTTTCAGTCGACTGCACTATCGTTTGCTGCGCAAATGTTCAAATATTGGCGCGGTGACATTGTTTTGACTATTCGTGCTGTAGCGTCGAAGTATCATAAGGGTAAACTTAAAATTAGTTATGACCCAAATGGAAATACCACTTCTGGTTACAATATATTGACGAACGTCAACACATCCAACGTTGTGCAGACGATGATTATGGATATCGGTGAGACTCGTGAGGTTGAGATGACCATTCCGTACCAACAAGCTCTACAATTTCTGAGGGCTGATGGTGCGGCTAATGATTGGAGCACGAGCACCACTCCTACTCTAACGACCAATCGCATGATCGATAATGGTACACTCACATTGCGTGTGCAGAATATTCTGACATGTCCTGTTGCGAGTTCCACGGTTGATGTGCAAATCTGGATTCGGGGTGCTGATAATATTGAGTTTGCTGAACCGCAAGATGTGTCCCTTTCAGAGAAGTTTTCGTACTTCGTCCCACAGAGTGATGACTATCAGGCGCACCCTGTTGATGGCAAAGTGACACTGGGAAAAGTGAACCCTAATGTTCAGAATCAGTATCTTGTCCATTTTGGTGAGGATATCAAATCATTTCGTCAAGTGCTCCATCGGTATTCTAAATTGATGTCTGATTACTCAACTGCGAACCCAACAGGAGGAACGTACGAATATCTGGTTAAAATCCTTCAAAGGCTGCCTATGTCGCCCGGGTACTGCCCAAATGGATATCATACTGCCAATAAGCAGGTTTCGGGTACAGCACCCTACAATTTCTGCGAGTTTGTACCGTTGTCACTAATATCAAATGCCTATTTAGGTTATCGAGGTAGTGTCAATTACACATTCAATATCGGTGCTACGAATCCAATAAAGCATGCATATGTGGCTCGATACCCAGGAGGCAATTCCTCTTTCCAAAGTGTGTCTACTACAGTTTCTGGAAATAGCCAGTTTGCTCGTGCTACGTTGGGGGTTGCAGGCTCGCAAGGTGCATCCATGACGAATCAATTGACTCAAGCCGGATTGAATGTAACCTGCCCCTTCTTTGCCATGGAGAAGTTTCATCCCACGGATCCTATCCGAGGTAGTGTTCCATATCCGAATGACATAGACCAGTTGAGATTGCAGGTTGACCTACCATTCCCCACCACCGTAGTTAATGACAATATTATTGTTACCACTTACGTTGCTGCGGGTGCGGACTTTAGTCTCTTTTATTTCCTGAATGCGCCCACCATATGGTTGTACAACACGTTCCCGGCCGCCGTCTAAGAGGCCACGACTTTCACTGAAGTCGTTAAACATCAGTGTAACTCTTGCAGTAGTATCTGGTAGTGTATGCCCAATTCCTACACACTATTAACTGCACGCGACAATCAGGATAGTGTTAGACTCCTGACAAAGCTGGGTTGGTATTACCCGCGGTAAAATTTCTAGTTTTAACTAGATTAACATTGGCGTGCCATAAAACGCCCACGGGGGGTGGGATACCCTCAGTGCCCCGTAGTTGGGGGATAAAGATATACTGGTTTATCATGTGAACCTAAAACATATGACTGTAGGTACAGTTAATAACCACCGCTATTCTAGGTTAATAGATGATACCCACCACTTCGGGTAGACAATTGAGGTGGATTAAAAGTAAAACATGACCGTTTAAGCGGATGGGGGGACGGGCCTCCACTTTTCCTAGCAATAGGTTCACCTCGTTGATTTACGTCTTATGACGCTACACTGTAGTTTTGTACTCTGGACGTGAATCCGGAGGAAATTTTTAATGCATTGTAGCCCGTATGTTATTGGGAGATTGACGACTAAAAGTCCG